GGCCGAACGCTCGGCAGGCGGGGCCGCCGGCTCCGCATCCTGCTCCTGGCTCGCCAGCCACGCCTCGTAGGACCGCTGGGCCACCGCTACGCTGCTTGCCGGGTAGGCCGGCGTCAGCACGACCGACACGTCGGCCAACATCGAGACGTCACGGATCTCGCGGATGGCACCGCGGTCGTCGCTTGACCAGTGCTCCCCTGACTGGTCCACGGCGAAGGCGAATGATGAGCCCCGCAAATCACGACGACGCACGAGCGAAAGCGTGTCTCGGCCGACCTGCGTGTCAGGCGGCGTGACGGTGTACTTGAGCCCCTTCTCGTCGCTGGAGAGCTCCAGCGTGCCTGAGGAGGTGCGGCCGAGGATGAGGTTGCTGTCGTGGTTGAGCAGGGCCACGACGTCTTGCTTACCACGCTGCCGGTTGAGGATGCGGTCGAACGCACCCGGCCGGATGATCTCACGGAATGCCGAGCCGCCTTCTCGCAGCGGCAGGCTGAATCGGTTGTAGACCGCGGCGTAGCCGGTCAGCACCTGGGTGCCGTTGGCCCGCTCCTCAATCGTCAACTCGGCCTCGGGCAGCTCGTCGAAGTCTAAGCAGCGTCGCTCAAGTTCCATCGTCGGTTTCCTCCTCGTCTGGCGTGTCGTCTGGCTCCTCTGCCGGGGGCTCCGCGGGCGGCTCCTCGGCCACAGGTGGCGGCGGCGGTTGCTCTGGCTCCGCACTCATGTCCTCCAGCGTCTGCATGTTCATCTGGATGTAGTGCTTGTCGCCCTCTGGCCCAATCGGGTTGAGGTTCTCCATCTGCCGGATCTCGTTGATCGTCATCCACCCGTTCTGCAACGCCGAGACGTAGTAGGCCGACCGGCTTGCATGGTCGCCTCTTAGCAGGCCCGAGACGCTGTGCTCGGCGAAGAATCGCTCGTCATCCTCGATGAGGTCGCGGCTGATGGCGGCTTCCCATCGCTTGAGATGCGGCAGCAGGCAGTGCTGGACGAACTCGGTGCCCTGCACCTCGATATTGGAATACGTCGAGCGGGTGAGGTCTTGCACCATGTGGGGCGGGACGCGGAACGCTCGGCAGATCTCAATGACTTGATACTGCCGCGTCTCGAGGTACTGGGCCGCCTCGTTAGAGCCGCTGAGCTCGTGGGCCTTTACACCATTGGGCAGGACCGCCGTGCGGTAGGCACGATCCGGCCCGCGGTGCAGCCGCTCCCACTGCTCTCGCAGTCGCTCGGCCGCCTCCACGGGAATCGGATTGTCCGATTCCAATACGACTCCCGGCCTGGCTGAATTGCCAAAGAACGCGCTGCCATGGGCCTCCAGGGCCTGGGCCAGGCCGATGGCGTTCTGAAACAACTTGTACGTCGGGATCGGCGTGATGCCGTCGCTCGTCGTGAACCGCAGGCAGAAGATCTGGTCCTGCGAGTAGATGGTGTATCGGTTGGAGTCCGGTTCCCTGTACTTGTACCGCACCTCGCCGTTCTCCAGCCGCTCGACTTCCATGCGAGACGAGTGCAGCGGCCACAGCTCCGAGACAGCCCCGCGGGCTCCCGGCCGGATCTCGGCGTAGCTGGCCCCGTAATGCAGGTACAGGCCCGTCATCCAATCGCGGAACTCCTGCGCCGTTTGCCACGGGTTGGGCTGCTGGTGAATCAGCCGGTACAGCGGGTTCTCGGTGACCTTGCGTTTGCCGCCGTTGGGCTCCCGCTCGTAGAGGTGCAGCGGCAGCGAGCTCACTGCGTCGCTGATGACTCGGATGCACGCCGTGTAGGCCGAGCAGGCCATCGAGTTGTCGGCGTTGACGCGGATGCCGGAAGGCGTGCGGCCGTGCGAGAAACCGTCGTAGTCCCAGCTGCGGACGTCGTGCATGCGGTAGTCGGTCAGGCTGCTCATATGATCGTGATGTCCCAGGACTGCTCAGGCTCAGGTGCCGTGGCTTTTTGCCAAAGGCCAATAGCCATGACGAGCGAGACTATGCCGTCGATGCGTTCTGTGCTCCGTGCCTTGCTCGGCTTGATGTTTCCCGCTGCTGAGTCGCTCTGTATCGCCACGTTGCCGGCCTGCCACGTCAGCACCGGGTGGCCGCCGTGCAGCACCTTGCCGCTCACGACCCAGTTCTCCAGCTGCTTGCTCGGTGCTGAGAGCGAGGCGTAGCCTTGCCGGTATTGTTCCATTGGCAGGCCATCCCCTTGCAGTTGCAGGCCCAGCTGCGCTGAGTTCCACGGGTCGAGTCCGACTCCGCGGATCTGGTACTTGCTCGCCAGGGCGTTGATGTCGGCTCGCACCTTGTCAAAGTCGGTGACGTCGCCCTCGGTCATGTGCAGGTGGCCCTGACGCTGCCACGTCAGGTACGGCACCTTGTCACGCCGCTCGCGCTGGTGGGCGTTGGCCTCGGGAATCCAGAAATGGGGCTCGACCCAGAACGTGCCGTCATCGAGCGGAAACAGCAGCACGAAGGCCGTCGTGTCGAACGTCGTCGCCAAGTCGAGACCAGCCCAGCACTCGCGGCCCTCGAGCGGCACCGGGCATTCTTTGTTGCCCTGAGCCCAGTGATCCATCCGCAGCCAGCGAGTTTCCACCTCCACCCACTGATTCAAATAGAGGGTGCGAAACGTCGACTCGTACGCCGGCATCTCGACGGCACGGGCACACTCGCTGCGCAGGAAGTCGAGCCGCACGCTGACGCCGAGGTTGGGATTGGCGTTGGCCCAGGTCTTCTCGTCCTGCCAATCGGCCTTGGGGTCCGCAGCGTAGATCGCCGGCAGGAATCGCTCGTCCTTCACGGCCCCGGCCGCCACGCTCTCGGCGTACTTCCATATCTCCCAGCAGATGCTCTTCCGGTCGTAGCCGGCGGTTGTGATGTAGACCATGAGCGGCTGAGCCCTGGCACCCATCGAGGTGGCCATGACGTCGACGAGCTCGCGGTTGGGCTGAGCGTGCAGCTCGTCGAAGATGACGCCCGACGGGTTGAGTCCGTGCTGGATCCCGGCCTCGGCTGAGAGTGCCTTGTAGGTGGCGTGCGTCTTCTCACAGACGATGGCCGAGCGGTAGACCTTCAGGTGCTGCGACAACACCGGCGACTGCTCGACGGCGATGCGGGCCGTGTCGAAGACGAGCCGGGCCTGGTCCCGCGACGCCGCGCAGGAATAGACCTCGCCGCCGGGCTCGGGCTCCATCAAGAGCTTGAGGGCCAGGCCGGCGCAGAGCGTCGATTTGCCGTTCTTGCGAGGCACCGCCAAGAGCGAAGTGCGGATCTTGCGGCGGCCGTCTTCCTCAGCGAAGAGAGCCCGGACGTAGTCACGCTGCCACGGCTCAAGCAGGAACGGCTTGCCGCCGAGCTCGCCCTTGGCGTGCGTGAAGAACCGCTCGAAGAACTTCACCGCCCGGCAGCTGGCACATGTGCAGTCATCCGAACAGGATGGCGGCGTCGTCGTCGGTCGCCGGCTTTTCCGGCGCGACTGAGAGCGACGACCTGGCCGACGGGTTGAGGCCGAAGTCTTGCTCGAGCTGCCGGAGTTGCGTCGCGAGTTTGTGGGCAATGCTCACCTCGGGCCGCTGGGCGATGTACTTGACCTCGCCGCCGTCGTTGAGAATGGGATACGTGCAGCCGTCCTTCTTCAGAATCGCACGGGTGGCAAGCCACCACTCGTACGTGTCGCAGTAGCGGCCAAGAGCCTCGACGTCGGCGTCGGTCATCACGCGGACGGCCTGCAGCAACGGCAGCAGTTCTTTCCACTTGGCTTTGGCGACCTTGCCGAGATGCTTCGGCATGACGATCCCGTCGGCCGGCGGCTGCGGCTCGTCCTTACGCCGTTCTCTAAGCGTGCCTCGGGCGAGCTTGATCGCGGTTGGTTGTGGCTTTGGGCCTCGCTTTCCCATACCTACCCCCCAACCATTTTTTGTCAGTTTTTGCAGAGAGGGACGACCGGGGTCTTTCTGCGACGCATCCGCCGATGATTTTTGGCACCCCGTTTTTGGCCGCCGAAAATCGGCCAAAGATTTTTTAGGTTTTTTCGGCCGCCGAAAACCGATTTTTGGCCGCGGAAAAATGATTTTTCGATGCCAAAAACAGATTTTTTTGCTCGGCGCGAGTTTTTTTGCCGTGGCACGACGAGCACAACGTCTGACCGTTTGCCACGTCGTATCGCTCGCCACCAAGAGCGATTGGCGTGATGTGGTCAGCATGCGCCTCGAGCCGGTCGCCGCAGACTCGGCCGCAGGCCCGACAGGTCCAGGCGTCCCTCGTCAGGACGGCCTGCCGCCATTGCTTGTGGGCCTTGCTGCAGTATCCCCGCTCAGCTGCTGATGGCCGGTCACGTCGAGGCGTGCGTTGTCGCAGCGGGATATGGGGGGGGAGTCTCTGCGGCATACCAGGGGGGGGCTATGACTTCAAAGCCACCACTGCACTGACGCCCGTGCTGTTTGTGTCACCGCTCACGATCTTGGCGAGCGGCAACGCAAACGCTGCATCAGGCAAAGCATAGATGGTGCCAACAGAAGTAGAGGGGGCCAGTGTGATGTCAGCAGCTGAGCCGTCCGCGCCGTACACGCGACGGAACGTGGCCGAGGCATCGTCGCTGCCGTACACCTGCAGGGTGCTGGCGTTGGTGCTCATGGTGCCAATCGAGATGACACCACCTGCCATGTCATCCATACGGATGGTCTCGCATGACGAGAGGGCAGTAGCCAGCGTGACGTTGACGCTGCGAAGGCGACGCTTGATCTTTATCTCTGACA